CCGACTCAGAATTGCATCATAAAATCCGACTATTGCAAAAGACCAGGGTTTGTCCTATTGTCTACTTGTATATCTTTTTAATATACAAACCATATAAACACCTGGTTCGGAGAAATAGCCAATATGCCTACCCTAGCTGACGTTTTAGAGACTTACCTTGAGTACAAAACCCTAAAGCCTATTACGGCTAAGCAATACAGGCAATTTATAGAGCGCTGCACATCCGATTGGCTAGATTTAGAAATAAGCTCTATTGATAAGAAAATGATGCTAGATAAATACAACCAAGTAAAGAAAGAAGTGACCTATCGAGCGACTAGTGAGGGCGTGGGGCAGGCTAACGGCCTTTTTAGAATCTTGAGAGCGCTTTATAACTTTGCCTCTGTTTATTACGATATTGCCCTTCTAAACCCGATAGCGGTCGTTCAGTCTGTCGAAATGTGGCGCAAGCTAGAAGATAGGACCGACTTCGTACCAGCGCACAAGCTTTGGCAGTGGTATCGGTTACTGCACGACTTACCTGCCGTTGACCGTGATTTCTTCTTGGTGGTGATTTTGACCGGGGCTCGCTTTGCTGAAATTGCTGACCTTTCTTGGGCAGAGGTTGACCTGAATGAGGGAATGCTGCATATCCCGCCTCACAGGACAAAAGGTAATAAATGGCACCACCAGCCACTTCCGCGCCAAGCTTGGAATATTCTAAGAGAGCGTAAATTGCTGTCTGGTCAATCACCGTTTGTATTTTCGACTTCAGAGAACCCTAATGGTGTCTATTCTGAAAATCGACGCGCTTACATGAAGATGGAAAAAGCCCTTGATTGTCCCTGTAATCCTCACACCCTGCGCCGCACATTCGCCACCCATGCGCTAAACAAAGTGCACCTGGAACCACTTCAGATCAAACGCTGCCTTAATCATGCCAACACCGATATAACCGAGCGATATATGCAGCGAGATCCTGAAGAAATGCGGGTTTCTTATCAGTTGGTTGCTGATTATCTTATGCTGAAGATGAGAGGCGAGAAACCTAGACTACGCTTGCCGATGCAGGCTTAAAGTCATTCGCTAAATATCACCCTTATCTCAAAATCAATCGCAGGCAACTGTGTGCCAGTTCGAGTCTGGCCTCCGGCAGATTTTTGATAAGGAGTGATCATATGCCTAAACATGCTGGTAACACTTCCGAGAAACTCTCAGTTGAACAACTGTTAACGGATATTACAGGGATTTCAAATGAATTTCTGAAACATTATGATCACTCCGTTCATCTTAAGTTCGAAGTCAAAAACATTGAAGCCTACAGCTACGAGAATGTAGACGAAACAGTTTCCATACTAGTCCGTGACCTGGACCGCGCTGTAGAAGATCTGACATCTAAAGTAGCTGAGTTTAAGGCTAAGGCAGGCCACTATGCCTAGGCCCATGCCTGACTACGTACCCGTCGAGGTAAGAGATAGATTAGCAGCCAGAGGTCTTGATCTTCAAGGCTTGGCACTACAAATGGGGTGTAGCCGTACAAAGCTCTATAGCTATTTCTCGTGTTCGCATAGCCAAGTAGTTCCATATAAAGTGATGGCTAAGGCTTTCGGTCTAACACTTGAAGAGTTGAATAGGTACATCAAACAAGGCAAATTTGCTGAGTTGTTGGAAGAAAAAGCCAGCAAAATGGGCTGCGATTCAACAACCGAAGTTGCAAGGAAGCTTCGGTTATCGCCTTCCCTTATCTTGCAGCTTCGCTCAGGAAAACTTAAGGGAGATAGCCTTGACAGCGTGGGTGAGATTGCTACTGCGCTAGAAATGACTATTGATGAGCTTCTTGAAGTTCAAGAACGCTCTTTCCATTAGCCCAGTATATACATTCGATATCAAAAATCTTTTAGCGATTGACTTGAATAGTCGGAAAATATGTTGTAACTTAATTGCATCGAAATTGAATTGATTGATTCGATTCGTAGTCACCGTATATGGTGACGGCTTGAGTTAACTAACAGGATACGCACGGCGTAAAGATTGAGTTTTGGGGGAGCAATCCCCCAGCTCAAGCCTTGCTGTGCAGAAGAAAAAGGAGAGAGTGTTTTGAGTAAAACGCTTAAGCAACGCTTTTGGGAAAAAGTAGATAAGACGCCAGGCCACGGTCCTGATGGTGATTGTTGGCTGTGGACAGGTGCAAAAAGAGGCAAACTAGGCTATGGGCTCTTTAGCACTTTTTGCGCTCATCGTGTGGCTTTCACGCTAACAAAAGGGAATATTCCCGAAGGCTTGATGCTTTTACATAGCTGTGATAATCCGCCTTGTGTAAACCCGTCGCACCTAAGACCAGGCACTGCGCTACAAAATAAACGTGATTCGATAAAGAGGAAAAGACACGCATTTGGTGAAAGAACAGGTAATGCAGTCCTGACTGAAAAAATGGTTTTAGAGATTCGCAGACTAAGAGCTACTGGGCTCTCTGGTCTTAAGATCGCGGCTCTGCTAAAAGTCAATTACAGAGCAGTTTATAGAGTTGCTAATAAAGAGTTTTGGAAACACGTTAGTTAAATCAGTAGCACCGTAAGTGGTGCCCTAGAAAGAAAATATGCGTTGCATTTATGAGTACGGCTTGTTCGTGCTGGTTTTCGTGTGGTTTTGGTTGTGGATATCGGAGGTTATTTAAGTGTCGAAGTATATAAAAAAGATCGGAGCTGTTCGATCTCTTAGAGTCAATGAAGCCGCCCGCGATCTCCGACAGATCTCTAAATATTTGCGCCCTGAGCTGCGAGAGGAATTGCTATCAATCTGTAATGCACTATTGGCCGCTGATTGCTTGGCTTTACCCGAAGATGACATAGCAGTAGGCACAGATCGATACTTCGATCTCCCTTCCGTATTTGCCGCTAACGAAGAGGTCGCCGGTGAGCTTTATAGAGGCTGCCCCCGGTTGACTGAACAGAATGGCGGGCCTGTGGTGCCAGAGGCCATCGAGCCGGAGAACGCTTTAGACTTCGCTTGCCGATTGGTTGAGGCGCTAAAGGCAGACAAAAAAAACCGCAAGGCCGAGAAGAAAAAGCGCATCGTAGACGCAATTGTAGGCATGTGGTGATGTTCTGCCCCGGCACGTATCCGCATACAGTTAGAGGCGCTTGCCCAGTGTGTTCGCGCAGAAGGGGCCACCCTCTTAAAAGGTTTCTGGCCCGCATTTTATACAAACTCGCTAGGCATTTTGCAGAATTAGCGATAGATCTTGAGAGTACAAAATAATGTCACCATCCCCGGTGCTGATTGATTTATGGGAGCCGCAAATTCCCTGGATCGAAGAGCTTAAGCAAGCGTCCCGCGAGGGCCATATGCACATACTCGGCCAAGCCCCTACAGGCTTCGGTAAGACTACTTGCTTTTGTCGCGTCGTCGCGGGCACCGAGGAACATGGCACAAGGACCGTGATACTAGCTCACCGCAATAAGTTGATTGAGCAGATCAGCGAACGCTTGAGGGGCTTCGGTATTGAGCACGGCTTGATCGCAGAGGGCGAGCCGTTTGAGCCATGGAAGCGTGTACAGCTAGGCACCATTGGCCGGTACACGAACAAGGCGAAGAAGGGCGAGGTCAAGCCCCCAGATTTTATTATTTTCGACGAAGGGCACCATATCGCGGCCGATAGCTTCGATTGGATCTATGATTTCGCGGCGAAAAATAATGCTCACTCGTTAGTGGTGACAGCAACTTCAAATAGACCAGACGGCAAGCCGCTAAGCAAGCGAATTACAAAGCTCGTGCATGGCCCTCAGCCTAGTTACTTGATGGAGACAATCAACCCAGCGACCGGCCGTACTTATTTGGTACCGCCAATTTGCTACGGCCCGCCTGATGATATCGACATGAGCGGCGTTGAGATCGACCCAGAAACAGGCGATCACAAGCCGGGTCAGCTTGCTAAGGCCACTATGCAGAGCAGCATTATTGATAGTGCGACCAGGCTCTATAAAGAACACAATCCGGGGAAGTCGTTGTTTTTTGCTGTGAATGTTGAGCACGCAATCAAGGCGGCGAAAGAGTTTAACGAGGCGGGCATACCTTGTGAGGCGCTCTATGGGAAATTATCAAAGGCTGAGCAGGCCGCAATCTTCGCACGTTTTGCAAGTGGCGTAACTAAAGTAATCAGTTCTTGCGACATGCTTAGTGAAGGGGTCGATCTGCCGGACGTGTCCGCGATTTTTCTCGGGCGCAAAACTCAGTCGATCATTATGTTCCTTCAGGCGATTGGTCGCGGCTTAAGATCCGCACCGGGCAAGGCTTTCTGCTACGTGTTTGATATGGTCGGCAACATCGATATACACGGTATGCCAGAAGATGATCGCATCTGGACGTTGGAGGGCACCACGCGACTTAGCACGAGTGAGCTGAAGCAGTGCGGTAAGTGCTACCGGTGGTTTAAGTCTACGGCTTCGGTCTGCTCAGAGTGCCGTGAGCCCGTTGGCGAGTCGGCAGGCACCAAGAAGCGCAGTTTACAGGCGGACGAGACGAAGCGATTAGCGCTGATTACTGAAGAAATTAAGCGCGAGAAACTGATCAAGAAGCAGTTAGAAGAGCTGCGGCAAAAGAGCATCAAAGAGCGCAAGAGTGCAGCTAAGACACTGGCTGATTTTCAAAAGATAGCGATAGACGAAGGTTACGCAATGGGCTGGGCTGTCATTCAGTATCAAATGTTTATGCGTCGTCGCAGAGGTAGCCGCAAGTGAAAGCGCTCAGTTTATTTAGTGGCATTGGCGGCTTTGATCTCGGCTTTGAATGGGCCGGCATTGAGACGATTGGACAGGTCGAAATAGATGACTATTGCACGAAAATTTTGGAGAGGCACTGGCCGAACGTCAAAAGATGGCGTGATATCAGAACCGTTACAGCTCAGTCTGTCATTGAGTCTATCGGAAGACCAGACATTATTGCAGGTGGATTCCCGTGTCAGGACATTAGCGGCGCCGGAGGCTCTGCGAAGGGTATTGACGGGGATAAATCCGGCCTGTGGCGCGAGATGTTTAGGCTTATCGAGTCACTTAGACCCGATTGGGTGCTCATTGAAAACTCACCTTTACTTAGAGTTCGGGGCGCTGACCAATTATTCACTGATTTGGAATCAATCGACTACGCCTGCAGGCCGTCAGTGGTGGGTGCTTACCTCACCGGATTGCCACAGTACAGAGCTCGCGCTTACATTCTGGCGTACCCCGTTAGCTTCAGACCCAAAGCGGATGCGCAACACGACAGGGGGACGCAATGCCGCAGCGCTTCCGGCCCAGTTGGAGTACTGGTACCTAAAGGGCAAGGGCTTGCGCAAGAGTCTGGCGAGCACCCCCGATTTATACCGGTCAAACCCAGAGTGGCTATTACAGCTAATGGGGTTCCCTGGCGATTGGCTGGCCGAGCCGTTGGCAACTCAATCATTCCAACAATCGCTTACGTCTACGGAAAATTCATGATGGAGCACCACGTCTAGTGACACCAGAAAAAGAAGTAGAGGAAGAGTGCAAGAGAGTGCACGGCAGTGTCGAAGACGCTTTGATCTTCGTCAATCGTTCCGGCATGGCTACGTTTTATAGGCCAGACGGCAAGCCCTACCATGTGCACTATGGCTTAACTGGCGCGGGCAGTAGTGACTTGATTATCCCGAAACGCGAGCTGATCACCGTTGAGATGGTCGGCACTCATATAGCGCGGTTTTGCGCCGTGGAATTGAAAGCACCAAAAGGCAAGACCGAGAAAAAGCGTTTTGAAAAGCAGTCGAATTTTATTACTCAAATAGTGTCGCTCGGTGGTTACGGTGGCTTTGCAAGATCCGCACTAGACCTTGAGCGCATAGTGTGGCCTGAAAGATTTCGTTAGTACAAAACAAAGGAGAAGGAATGAAAAAAGCAGAAGAACAGAAAGCACTGATTATGTCAGTTATCAACACGGTTGGCTGGTGGCTTGTTCACGCCGTCGCGGCTATTAATTCGCCTTACGAAGCCATGGTTAGAGCCAGTGACGTAATGCCCGCGCCGTTAGGTGATCTAGAAGAGATCGAAGACCTGGACGAAGACACCGAAGAAGACGACGATATCCCATTTTAAGAAGCACCACGGGCGGAGGCGTAAAGCATGGACGAGCTAACCAAATTGCGCAAGCGTTGCAGCGGCTTAGAGAGCGCACTTACGCGCAAAGCAGCGATCATAGACAAGCAAAAAAAAGAAATTGAGACGCTCGAAGGGCTGCTTGATAAAAAACGCATACAAAGCTTACGCCTCCGCACAATGGACGGGGAGACAGAGCGCCGCTGCACTACTTGCAAGGAGTGGCTGCCGCTTTCAGCCTACGCAAAAAACCGAGCAAAGGCTGATGGGCTCGCGCCGGTGTGTCGGCAGTGCGACAAAAAATATAGATACAAAAGAAGTATCAAACTTCAAAAGGAGAAGATCGAAAATGAGCAGCGCGAGAAGTCAAATAGAAAACCGCTATGGGAAACGGTGTCAGGCCGAGAAGGATATCAGAGGGCTTAAGCCGCCTCTCTTACTCGATCCGCAAGCCATGACAGATTTTCAAAAGATCTACAAGCAGAAGCGCGAAGAGTATCTTGACGCAAGCATAGGCGAAACGCATGACGTGCGGGTCTTGCTAGATGCTATTAAGCGGCTAACCATAGATCAAGCTGACTTTGATCGCGTCATTCAGCACGCTTGGGATAACCTGAGAATGGACGCAGATTTAGCCGAAGCACTCAACCGGCAAGAAGTCGAAGAAGCCGAAGCCCGCATGAAGGCCGCGAAGAGCGACAAAAAGCAAGGCGAAGTAGCAGGGCAGACCAAGCTCGTTATCGACGATGGAAGCTTAGCTGTTCCCGTTGCCGATAGTAAAACCATGTCATTTGACGATATCAACGACGAGATCGAGGAGCTTTCAACAGACCTCGGTATGACAGAGCCGCAGCTAGACGCACTCGTAAATAAAATGGGCCGCGACGGCATGAAGCTAGTGGAGGAGCAGATCGAGGTCTTTATAAAAGTGCTTGACCATTTGCGCGATGCTGCCGCCTTAGCGAAGGACAAGGCAGTCGCAGCAGAGGCCGCCGCGCAGTGCTCCAAGGAGATTCTAGTAGCTGTCCGTGAGTCGGTAACGGCTGGCAACATCGCGGGCGCTAGAGCGGTCTTAGAACACCACTTTAAAGAAGTGCTTGGAGTCGAAGAGCCAGGGGCTTTAGTTAACTCCGTGATCTTCTTCGTTGGCGTGGACCAGCCAGAAGAGCAGCCGTTAATGCCCGAGGATGTTGAGGTACTGCTAGTGGGCGATCTGGAAGCTCCCGAGCTGCCCGAGTTCAATCTGACAGCAGAGCAGACCGAGGCCCTAATGACACGCATCCGCAACCACGAAGCACCGCTGGCGGTTATGGACCTAGAGAACATGATCGCGGACGCTCTGCCTAAGCACGACGCCGACGTAAGGGGCCTAGTTTTAGAGCGCACGTATGCCGCTATTGAACTAGCCGCAGAGCAAGAGAGCAAGGCCGCCGAAGAGCTTAACGACCTAGAGCGGGCCGCGAAAAAGAAAGCCAAAGCGGCAGCCGCAGCGGCCAAGAAACCGGCCACAGTAGCTAAGAAGAAGTAGATCGGAAACTAAGGGATCGGGCGATTTCGTATGAGAATTGAGAAAAAATCAGCATATGAGATCGCCCGCGAACTTAGCGGCAAGGATCGACCAGCGAAAGCGGGCAACGGCTACATGATCTGCTGTCCTAATCCGAGCCATACAGACACTAACCCGAGCTGTAAGATCTGGGACACCGCAGGCGGCTACATTGGGATCAAGTGTTTTAGCCGCTGCAATATTGACGAGCCAAAGCAAGCGCTGATAGATCTTGGTTACCTTCCCGACTGGGAGAAAATCAAAGAAGCTGCTAAGGAAAATCGCAACAAGCATATTAGAAACTGGAATAAGGAGCACGTCAAAACCTGGAAGTATTACGACCTTGCCGGGCGAGTGCGCTTGACGGTTGATCGCGTCGATCTCTTTGACTCCATGGGCCGTTTCAAGGGCAAAGACTTTTACCAAGAAACAAACAATGGCAAGAAGCCAAAAGATGATAATGACTATCAACCGATCCCGTTTATGCTGCCTGAGTTTAAAAACGCTGCCGAGCGCGGTGCAGTGCTTTTCGACGTGGAAGGTGAAGCAAAAGTAGACGTTCTAGTCGAACGTGGATTGGTTGCCACCACTACCAGTGGCGGTAGTCAAAACTTTGAAGACTGGAAAAGAGCTTATCCGCCTAAGTACGCGACGGGCTGCGCTTTTGTAGCAGTACTAGAAGATAACGACCGACCGGGCGAAAAGTGGGCAGAGTTCAAGTGCTGGGAATACCACAAGGCCGGGATCAAGGTCAAAAAGATCTCGCTGCCTGGTCTTGGGCCAAAGCTCCAAGCTCACGGGGAAGATATTAAAGATTGGTTTGTCCGGCATAATCACAAGGTCGAAGAGCTAAAGGCATTGGTACTGGCTGCGCCACTGTGGGAGCCTAAAGGAGACGAAGAGGAAAGAGAAAAGGCAGCAGTCGAAAAGTCTAACGTCATTGAGATGTTCAAGGCCAATCAAGACCGCTGCCTAACGGAGACTTTTGCGGCTGAAGTTTTTCTGAAAGAACGGCCAAACGACCTACTCTACATCAGAGACGATAAGACTGTGATGCTCTGGGATGGTATCAGATACAGGCCAGACCCAGATGCTGAAGACTCTTGGTTAGCCGTTCAAAAGTGCAACGATCTGATCTTGCCGGGCGCTCTAAAGAATGAAAAAGTCGAAGCAAAAGATCGCACCCGCCACTTAAAGCAGATGCTCGATAAGAGCAAGATTAACAACGTTCTCGCGATCATCCTAAAGCATAGCGGCACCTACTACGCCGAGATCGACCAGAACCCGGATCTTTTGTGCGTCCTAAATGGCGTCGTCAATCTGCGTACCGGTGAGCTAATGCAGCCGCATGATCGCAAGTACAGAATGACTAAACTAGCTCCATTCAATTTCAACCTGAAGGCTAAGTGTCCGCGCTATAAAGAGTTTCAGAAACGCATCTTTGACGGCGACGAAGAAATGATCGCCTTTAATCGACGCTGGCGCGGCTACGGCTTAACTGGCCGGGTCGGCGCTCAGAAGGTGCGCATCAACAAAGGCAAAGGCGCGAACGGGAAAAGCGTCGATATGAACTTAGCACGCCGCATCGGTGGCGATAATGCCATCTCTGTCAAGGCTCGTATGTTCATGCGCAAGCAAGACAGCGCCGAAAACCAGCTAGATAGCTTCGTGCAATTAGTGGGCAAACGCGCTTGTTACGTAGGCGAGATCAAGCAGTCGGACGTTTTAGACGACGCGAAAATAAAAGAAGTCAGCGGCGGAGATGAGTGCCAGTATCGTGTGTATTTCAAGACTGAGCCTAACTCTTTCTTCCCTCAAGCAAAGCTAGAGTTTAGAACCAACTATAAACCAGGCACCACCACAGACGATGCTTTATGGCGCCGCTTGATGGTCGTTGAATATGGCGTAGTTTTGCCAGACGATCAGAAGATAGAAGACTTCGATCAATTACTTTTTGAGCACGAAGCAGACGGCATCGGCTCTGATTATGTACTCGGCGCCATTGATCAATACGAGTATGGCCTGATGATCCCCGGCGACGTAACAACGCAATCTAAGCGATACCGCGACGAGGAAGATCTGCCGCATCAGTTTGTTACTCAGTGGTGCCAAGCGTGGGGCGTCACGCCAGCGAACGAGATACACCGGTACTACAGACGGTGGAGTAAGGCGGAAGGTTACGACAAAGTTATGTCACCTAAGACGCTAAAAAAGGAGCTAGAGCGGCTTGGCTTCAAAGCCGACCCGGCCGACCCCACGCTAATAAGCGGCCTTAGTATCAAGCCAAAAATTTCATTCGACAACCACCAAGGAGACGATCATGACGACTAAGAAAACGACGAAGGCAACCACGAAACCAGCAGGGCCACAGCTAAAGGGGGTCTTGCTAAACCTGCCCGAAGCTTGGGTAACTCGACTTGATGAGATTGCTACTTATCGCCACCAGAGCCGCCACGAGCTGATACTAGATCAGATCCGCCCGCTGATTATCGGCAACGAACAAGGCCAAGTTAACTTCGGAGTGATTAAGCGATGAATATTGATTCACCGATCAGGGTCGCCGCTAGCTCAGTACCGGGCTTCCAAGACTGCGCCCGCAATTGGGCCGTTAATCACGTGAAGGGCTTTTACACTGGCACCACCGAAGGTGCTGGCGAGAAAGATGATCGTGTGCACGGCGTTGGCGCCTTGATCGGTGATGCTGTTCACTTGGCCGTGCAGTGCATGAGCGCGGATAAGTACGAGTCAGGCAAGTGGGATACTGCCGAAGCTATCGCGCTAGGTCAAGAGTATTGGTCAAGCAAGTGGGAAGGCCCGCACAAGGTCAATATAAAGACCGACGAGATCACGGGGTCGAAAGCTTCTGGCCTCATTCAAATTGAGTCGTTAGTGTGCGCAATGAGCCGCGACTTTATGCCCACGGTCGATCCTAAGTGGGTCGAGTTCAAGTGCAAATATCAATACAGCGAGCAGCTCTCAGTCAGGATGAAGATCGACATGGCTACTTATGCTAGTGGCAGAGCGGCTATATATGATTATAAATTTGGCGGGCACGAACTAAAGAACTATAACGCACAGCTCGGGCTTGGCTTGCTCGGTATGGAGCAGTCGGCATGGTTCAAAGGCGAAGTTACAGGGCTATTTTTAGTCTTTGCAAAGCGCCCACGAGTTAAGAAATTGAACTTTACTCAAGCACCGGTGATGGTGATACCGATCAATCTAATCGCGGCGAAGAATGCCGCGCTAAAACAATGCGCCGAGATTCAAAGGTCTACGCGAGACTATCGCGAGACTGGCAATCTGTGGGCCTTTAACGCTAACCCCCGATCCGGTCTTTGTTATCAAGGTATTTGCAAAGCATGGGGATCTGAGGATTGCGACCAGTGGATGAACATAAAAGAGGAGAAAGAAAACGATGGCAACTAAAGAAGGACAAGCACCGGCCGGAGATAAGGAGATAGCTGTTAAGCCGAAAGGAGGGGCTCTCGCGACCGCAGAAGACACACAAAAGCTTGACCAGCTACTTAGCGCACGTAATATGACACAGCAGCAGTTTCAGGTCTTGCGTGATGTCATCCACCCCAATGCTAGCTCCGCAGCTAGCGTGCTTATGGCTTTCGACTATTGCCGAGCACGCAACCTAGACCCGTTTAAGAAAGTGGTGCATATCGTGCCTGCCTGGTCGAAAAAGACGGGCGGCTTAGTTGATACCATCTGGCCCGGCATAGCTGAAGTACGCACCACGGCGCACAGAACCGGCACCTATTTAGGCTGTGACGAAGTAGTGTTCGGGCCAGATATTACTCGCGAATTTAGCCCGAAGGTAACAGTTACTTTCCCCGCGTGGGCACAGATGACCGTTTATAAATCAGTCGGGGGCCAGCGGATCGCTTTCCCCGGCCCCAAAGTGCGCTGGCTAGAAGAGTACGCCACCGAGAAGCACGACTCAGTAGTACCCAATAGCATGTGGCAGCAACGGCCATATGGGCAGATCGAGAAGTGCTGCGAGGCTGCGGCTCTGCGCAAGGCGTGGCCGGAAGAAACTGACATGACCGCCGAAGAAATGGCCGGTAAGGTGCTTGACGATGCTGGCGACGCTTACGAAGAGGCACCGCCTGAGCCATCGGTAAAAGAGGTAAAGATGGAGACAAAGATCGAAGCTAAGACGGAAAGCAAGCCAAAGACCGAGACGAAACCGAAGCCTAAAGAAGTCACGAAGCAGGCCGAAGAAGCTAAGCCCGAGCCGAAACAAGAAGGGCAGATCGTGCTTAAGCTGCCGGAAGTCTCGCAACCGGAAGAAGTGCAAGACGCTGAAGTAGTCGAAGACAACAAGGAGGAAGCAGAAGAAGACGATAGCTACACCAAGGCACCACTGGCAGCACCAACAAAACCAAAAGCAGGAGATATAAAATGGTCGTAAATTCATTAGTGTGCACAATCGCCGCTCTACTCATTGCGGCACCGGTCCATGCTTTCACGCCCGAGCAGCTTTTTACTGTCGAGGTAGATGGCAAGCTCGTTAACGTCGTAGAACTGAAAGAGGTTAAGCACTGCGGCAGCCGCCACCATTGGTGGCAAGTCTGGGCGAAGACTGAAGACTATCACGTCTACCGCACGCTCGACGAGAACGACACGGTATTAAATCCAAAGCAATACAAAGCTGTCGCTAAAAAACTTAGAGACGTGCCGGACAACCGCGACTATAAGCTGCGCTACCCGTTCAAGAGTGAAGCACAGAGCGATATTAATACAGCTCTGGGCCTAGCAGTAACCGCCGCACAGTTCGCAAAATAAGGGGGCGCCGTGGATTACAGCGAACTAGCGATCAGACTGAAAGCTCTCCAAGAGCAAGAGAAACTGATTGTTTTAGAGAAGAAGAAGATCAAGGCGCAAATGGCTGACATGCGTAAAAGCCGCATTCCAAACCGCCGCGAGTACATCAGACAGCAGATATTGTCTCTCTTGTGTATTCAGTCGAAGCCTGTCGGCCTCTCTGAATTTTGGCTGGTCGCTAGTCGCGTAATCAAGAAAGGCATCACTAACGAGCGATACCTGAAAGAGCATTTGGAGTTTTTAGCATCGAAGTATTTAGTGGCTTACAAGAGCGGAAGAGGTAAGAACGGCGCACTAATCAGAACTTATTGCATAACAAAGCAAGGCATTTTAGAAGTACACAAAGGAGCACCAAAAGAATGAAAGCACAGATAGCGAATTGGAAGCGCACGCAGCTAGTCGAGCTAGAGCTAGACGAAAAGATTACCGTGCTCTTCGGCCATAACCGAGCAGGCAAGTCGTCAATACTTGAGGCGATTGCTTATGCCGCTAGTGGCAAAGAAGTCTCGCCGCACGTTAAGCAAACGCGCATCAGATATGGTGCCAAAGAGGCCAAGGTGAAACTAACCGAAGGCGACGCCACGATCACCCTAAGTCTGCCTGGTGGTCAGCGCGACGTTAACGGCTGGGGTCACACAGTATCGGCAGTAGCTGCCGGGTTGGTTGATGTTGGCAGATTGACCGCTGCCGAGTTTAATTTGTTACTTCAGACCGTCCTAAAAACTACACCGAAAGAAGAAGATCTAGCGAAAGCTCTAGCGCCACACGACTACACACCGGCGCAAGTAAAAGTCATCTGGAAGGAGATCCAAGACAGCGGCAAAAGCGGCTGGGATACTGTGCACGAAGCCAAGAAAGCTATGGGCGTGAAGCTTAAAGGGCAATGGCGCGAAGCAACAAAGCACCCCGGCACCTACGGTGAAAAGATTGCCGCAGCGTGGTACCCGCAAGCATGGGAGCAAGACTTAGCTACCGCTAGCGAAGAGTCACTAAAGCAGCAGGCCACCTATGAGCAGAACCAGCTTGAGGCGAAGATCCGCGAGAACGCAGTTAGCGATCACGAGTACGCGCAACTACAAGAGACTTTCTTAGGGCTCGATAGCTTGCGCACTGAGCTAGCCACAATCAGCGCACAGGTAAAAGCAGACGCTGAGGCATTAGAGAAGGCTAGAGCTGAGTATCAAGCCATTCCCGATCTAGCTGCGCAGAAAGACCCGCCTACAAGAGACTGCCCATATTGCGAAAAGCAGAGCTTCGATATTGGCGGCAAGCTGGTAAAAACTGAAAATCACAAGACTATCGCGCCGAAGGAGCTAGAGGCCAATAAGCTAGAGCGCACCGAAGCTTATACAGCGGTCGATCTTGCCAGCTCCGTGCTGCAAATATCTCAAATGTCCGAGCGTGAAATAAAGGCGCAAATAGTAAAGGCCGAGGCCGCTGGTGTCACTTTGTCTCACTCAGTCTTAGCCCAAGGTCAAAATACCGAAGATGCTATCGAGGCACAGAGAGAGGCACTGAGACTAGCTAATAGCCGCTTGCAAGCCTTTACCGAGTGGACTAGAGCGCGGACAATCTACAAGAGCATCAACAGAAACCAGGCTTTGATCGATCTGCTTGACCCCAAAGGGCTGCGTAAGGCGAGCTTACAGACCGCTGTAACGGGCTTTAACCGCCGCTTCCTTGTCCCTATCCATGAGCTTTCAGGTTGGCCGCTTGTTGAGGTCCATGACGACCTGAGCGTAACCATGGAGTCAACCTCTTTTGAGCCATCAAGCGGCGCTGAGCAGTTCGCTATCTCGGTCACTCTTCAGATCGCTATTGCCATGGCCGATCAATCTCCGCTGGTGATTATCGACCGCGCTGATATTTGCTTCGCTGATATGCGCCAGCAGTTCTATAGCTTGCTTGAGACGGTATCGGAATCAAAGGTGGTGTTAGTGGGGGCTTCGGCAAACGACCGCGCCAGTAGCCCAGACTTTGCGGCGATTGGCTTGGGCCGTAGTTATTGGGTAAACGAAGGCGCAATCAGTGCCATCAGTAAAGTAGAGGCTTAAATGCACGACGAAGAGCTAGATCTGGACGCTTGGCAGTTGGAGAATTATCGAGCGGCTAAAGAAAGAATAGCGGCAGAGTTTGAGTATCGGCTGAAGTGCGAAAGCTGCCGGAAGGTCTTTGACTCGGTTATACCGACAGCGGCTGGTCTTTGTTGCTTTTGCTGGCAGCCGGGCGACGATGTTAAGTACTGGGCTCGGTTTTGGCAGTTCGCTTTCGCTGAGTGCATCATGTTCAATAACTTCGCCGTCATGCACAAGGCGCCAAGCTATCGCGCTATCTATGCTCTTCGTCGGGTAGTGAACGAGGCACCAAAGCTTAAGGGGCCAGACCGCGAGCTGTGTGCGAAACATTACGAACAATCGCAGCAAAGGCGCTTCGCTGTGATCAAAGCCACTGTTCGCAAGGCCACGCTAAGGCACCAGCACGAGCCGTACTTTCATGTGTGGCTAGCTGAAATGCGCTTAGTTCTCGATGCCGAGTTAGTTATACAGCCCTACGAAAAGACAGCCGCACCAAAGCCACCAGAGCAACAAAGGAAGAAACCAGCGCCACTAGAGACGGGTCAATTGAAATTATTTGGAGGTGAGAACGCATGAACGAAGAGCAAGCTGAGCGACTGATCAAGGCTCTTGAGCAAATGAACGTCAATCTAGTGTATGTCGCAAGGCAAATAGAGAAAGGTTTTGAAGAAGTACACCTAGACATGCAGGAGCCGGACGAAGAAGAAGAGGAAGAAACAAGGACATTTAATTAGCACCAGGTACGGAGCAAAGGACAGAACAATGATAGAAGACGAACTAAAGACCAAGCTAGTTGACGAGGCTACGAAGTTGGCGACCTGTGCGCCTCGATACGACGATCAGCACATAGAAAACATCGTGAAGATAGCGGTCGAGCTTAATGAAGTGCGGGTTAGCCGCGCAAAGTACACGCCAGAAAAGAATAGACCGCCGCGCCCTAACAGGCTTAGAGAGCCCTTTATCACGCCAAAGGGGAGCGCTTAACCATGCCGATCTTGGTTAAGGTCGAACGAGGCCGTGACGAAAAGGGCGAGCTATTCTCGGACCAATGGCGCACGCCGCCCGAAGAGTTCGAAAAAACTATTAAGAGCTTGCCAGATGCTGGCTATCCTCAGATTGACTTCTTCGCCAGCGCTGAAAATTCTATGTGCGGTCACTACGTCGATTATGAGCAAGACTCATTTAAGACCGACTGGCTAAAACAGATAGAAGAGTACGAGCTAGATCCTTTTGCCTGGTCTAATCCGCCCTACTCTCAACAGATACTAGGTCGCTCGATAGCGAAGGCTTTCGCCGCTGGCCTTGCTGGCGTGAGCACTTATCATCTAGTACCTGCCTCAGTTTCGACCAGATGGTATCACCGGTATGTCGCACCCATGCCAGAAGCTTATCGCAATTTCCGAGAGGGCCGGATCTGTTTCTTGCCGCCACCAGGGGTAGTTTCGAAAGACCGCCCGAGCGGTGACAGCTTGCGGTTTCTATTCACGCCTCGCGTCTGCCATCAAGTAGCGTTTGACCAGAAGATAGAGGTCGTTCAATTCATGCTCAGGTGGGGCGAGTTCACCGGCGCCACGCGAATGATCAAGGAGTATGAGTGATGCCGATCCGACCATGCGCAGTTACTCGCGGGCAACATAAGTGGGGGCCAGGGCCAATCTCAGAGCGCCACTGTCTTATGTGCGGCTGGCAGAAACGTGACCTGGAAATATGGGCGCCTCTCAAGGTCGATTCGGATTGCCTAAAGCGCTTCAATGATGCTCTAGCCCGTGCGCAAGAGTCGGTAAAGACAAAGGAGTATGAGTGATGGGTCTTAAGTTACCAAGCCGCCCTATACCTTATCCCCCAGAAGATCACAATAAGGTGCTTACCTGCGCCGAGGCTTACTGCGTAGAAACGTTTAAAAAGTGGCGCCTTATTGATCGAGAGTGGGTAGAGCAAGGGCCTTACTGCTCGTGGGAGTGCAAAGACTGGGACGAGCAAATTAAAAGGAGTATGAGTGATGTACAAAGTAGACCTTGTAAAAATAGTTGAAGTCCTTAACGAGGACAATAAAATCGGCCTGTATTCGCTCGATGCCATTAGTGAGTGCACTTTATTGAACGACGAGCAAGCCGCCAACAAAACTGCTAGGGGTGATTAATGAAAACCATAGTAATAAGTAAACGCCAACCAGTCCCGATCGGCCAGGCCTGTGCGTACATCGGCAGGCCAAGCCCTTTTGGCAATCCTCATACTGTCGGGTGGTGCGATATGTGCGGAAAGAAGCACGATCGCGCTGAGGCTATCGAACTCTTCAAGCACTGGTTTAGAAAGAAGCTCTCAGACAGTGCAGTTTTTGCTCTCAAGGTAGAAAGCCTTAGAGGTAAGGCTCTTATCTGCTACTGCGCGCCTAAGCCATGCCATGGCGATGTTATAGCGGAGTACCTCAACAACAATACGCTAATGATTAGAACGCTATTAGAGGATTAATGAAGAAAGCGACAACTAAAGAACTTGAAGCCATGACAGAGACTGAATTTAGAATATACGCCGAGGCAAGAGTGCAATCGCTATGCCCTAAAACTCTTGATTGTGGGCCATGCCAGTATGGAACGCATAATAAAAATATCAAGACATGGCCATGCCACCACAAGTGCGAAGAGCATAGAAAGCAAAACCGGTAATTGAGAATAAATAGTGAGGGATTATGCAACCAGATAACAATTTGAAGCGCGAAGAATTTTTAAATAACTTCCAGCATAGCAGGCCATACCATACTGAATTTTTTGAAAAATGGGGCGGTGTTATTGCCGAAGTTGAAGACGATATAGAAGGCCTCATTACTCAAGAAAGGGCTTTCCAACTTGCTAAATGGGGCGATGAGATTCACCATCCTTTCAAGATGTTAGCCATCTTGGGAGAAGAAAAAGGCGAAGCTGACAAAGCCGCTCTTGATGGCAATTGGGCGAACTACGAAGAAGAACTGATTCAAGTTGCCGCCGTAGCAATTAGAGCTATACAAGCCATTCGACGCCATAAGCCTTTGAGATTTATTCTCGAAAGCGGCAAGGTAATCAGCTAATAAACAACCGGTAATTTACGATAAGCGAAAGGAGGGTTAATAAAATGATTCTGCAATATTACGCCAATAATTCGGGTGGCAGTTACTGGCACACCGAAGAACAGTGGCAAAAACTTTTAGCTCTTGGGTGGCGTGACGATGATGGCCTATGGAAGCGGTTTGATTCAGAAGAGCAAGGTATGGATGAATGGCGCTCCATCATGGATATGGACCCTGATGCCGAAGGTTGCGAATGCTGTGGCCCGCCTCATAGTTTTTACACATTCACTGACGAAGAATGGCAAGCTACCTCTGCCGAACCGTAGACCAGTTAATTAGCAATTTCAAGGTAAAGATTATGGCGGTAGATAGATGCGTAGTGTGCAGCGGCGAAGGCAAGACTTACGAAGACTGCAACGGTTGGCCGAAATGCTGTAGTTATTCATGTGATTACTGCAAAGGAAAAGGATATATGAAACAGACATTAGAAGAAGTGATTGAGGCTTTATACGTAAGTGAGGTTAATGCGCAAATACAATGGTGCTGGGATGGCGGCTTTGATGTTTCAATTGGCAACACTAGCGTCTCAGGTTATGGCTTTGCGCGTAATGCCGCTGCTGAAGCCAATTTTAAAACCGCTGCCGAGGTAACTGAATGGCTTACCGAAACAGCTATAAAGCTCTACCCGAAATCACTGTTTGCAATAGAGCGCGAACCGGCGACCACTTAATTACAAATATAAGGAGAGAGGGCACCATGCTTACAGAAGACGAAGAGAAGCAGATTAGAACGAGGCTCAAGGAGAAATATAACCACGATGACGAGTACATCAACGAGTATATAGACCGGGTCAAAGCTACTCGACAGAGGAACGCAGATAAAAAAGAGCAGCCTGTGATCGCTATAAACATAGACAAGTTAATAGCAGGAAAGGCCACAGAAGACAGGGCTAAACTGCTACACGACGGCATCGCATGGGATGCTAGTTTTTTAGATGTCTCTATAGCGCGAGATGTCGAAGTAGATCCAGATCAACCAGTTTTTGAGGGCTACGTAAATAAGCGCCCCGTGCCAGGTTATCACTATTTGACATTGCGGTTTAAGGTACTGCGCAACGACTAACCAAAAAGGAGAGCACTTAAATGAGATTGTTTATTGCAGTAACTAAGACCTATGAGTATCAAGTCGATGACGCATGGCGCGAAGACTTGCCCGCACTGAAAGATCTGATCCGGCGCTGCCACGATCAAGCACCGATTAACGAGCTAGTCAGAAACAAGATCCCAGATAGTCGGCACCAGTTCATCGAGTGCTGCTTGAGTGAGCTAGACATAACTACAGAGCCGGAAAACTAAGGAGGGCACCTCAAATAATGCCAAGAAAAGTACCTGATAACTGCACTGCTTGCGATGGCACGGGAAAGCACGGCTGGAAAGAAGAAAAGACGGGATCGGAAGTCGTTCAACAGTTATCGGAAGACGATCAAAAGATTCTAGTTTCCGACCTTGCAAACAGCCGAGATATCTACTTCACGGTAGACGGTATTCAGTGGAAGTTTACGAGCACTAGCTATCATTCTGAAACGAGGGGAAAAGGCTAGTAATCAAACTAAAAACAAAAGAGCCCCCGAGTGATCGAGGGCTCTTTCATCTCATGGCGAAACAAGATCCTTATTGTACATCGGGCACCGTGGCACCGTGGCATCGCACCATCGACCTATGCTCTCCCGAGCCGCTCTTTCTACCTTAAGCTAGTGCCCGCAATACCCCTTAATCCAGATCTTTCGCGTTCGCGATAACGTGCGTGATCCGATTGACCCAACCTTCTAAGAAGCTGTCACGGTTGCGACAGTGCGTGTAATAGCTCAGCCTGTGCGCTATGTACTCAAGGAAGAGCTGTAAAAATACAGTTCTATTCTTGCCGCCTCTGCCGTCGTAGTTCTTAGGGTTAACCGAGAGCTTCCTGAGAGTGCTAGCGGCAGCGCCGACGCCGCAGTTAACTGCCATATCAAAATGAACGTAAGCTAGATCAACATCGGTTAGGCCGTTACTATTTGAGGCTAGCCAGTAACGATCATAATAGACTTGCTTTGCCTGGTCTGCTGTCAGCTTCGGCATGTCTGCGGAAGACTTAAAGCCGAAGTGGGTCTTAAGATAGTCGGCGTTATAATTCCAAGCAATGCCGCGCATGGTCGGGCCGCCCGGGTCGTTGCGGTGGTTGCAGTAGCCCGCCTCAGAATTGAGCACGAGAGGCACCACTTTTAGAAAAGTCTCGTCGTCCTTAAATTTCATCAGGCTTTGCCTCTTCCTTTTCTGGCTCTACGACCGGCTCTGCATCAATCGGCACGTCGTAACCGCTCTTATGTATCAGTGATTCTTTTTCTTTCTTCGCGGCTTCTTTGAGCCTATCGTTAATAACAGCCTCGTCGATCATTAACTCACCTAAGCCACCGGCGACAAAGCCAAAGTAACCAGGCAAGATATGGACAAAGTTTGCCCAACGGACGGGAAAGCATACGCCCCATTTAACGATAAATAAACCGGCGCGCCTGATAGGTCCGGCCTCTGCTGGTTGCTGACTGGCGAGAATAAAGAGCACCACACATAGTGCCACTAGACTATTTTTTATCATCGGCTTTGTCCTCTCTAATAGTGATCTCGCCGTCCCACTCACCAGGGAAGAGATTATCTAGTTGCTCGCTCTCGACTACTATCTCAGCGTCTGTCACTGGCGCGGGCAAGCACTTTACCTCTTCTCTTTCTTGCTCTTCTTCTTCCTCTACGTACTGACCAAGAGCGAGCACGCTAACGGCAGCAGACAAGACGAGCTGACAGAGGCCAATGATCGCCGGGTCGAAAGGGTAATCAAACCGGCCGCTAACAATACCGTAAGCATTGAGGAAGAACGCAGCGGCAAGCATGGTGAGCATAGCCACCACTACTAGTACCGCTACGTCCATTACCCCTTTCAAGTTTCTACCTCAGCATATAGATAGCAGCAGCGCCGACGGCCCATGCTAGACCTACGAGCAAGTAGGTTAAGAGCCCGGCAGATACTGAGTAAGTGACGTGCTTAGCTTTGATTCGTTTCAGCGTGCGCATAGTTACCACCTTAGTCTTTAGGCTGCAATTGTGCAGCAGTGACAAGAAGCAGAGGCTGCGCCTTTTCTACGACACGCCCTAGCTCTTCGGCTACTTTGCCCATGCCTTTGATGGCGCTGGCAAACTTCACATGATCCTTGATATAAGGACTGTCTGCGAAGTCTTTAGCGATAGCTTCAAAGTCTACCGACTCACTGATGGCGGCCATCTGCTGCGAGGCAATGAGTACTTTAGGCATGGCGTCCATGAGCAGATCGTGGGCTTCTTGAATGTCTGGGATCTTGTTTTTGTTGCCGTCGTGGTTGTTGATCTGATCCTCGAAGTCGCCTAAGAACTTGCGGATCTTGCCGTCAACGAAAGGGTTAACCTTTACGTTCTCTTCGTGCAGCTCAATTCTAAACGGTTTATTTTCTGTCATTTGGTGCGTCTCCTTGTGTGCGTGTACGGGTTTAAATCTGTGGTAGCGGAATATTACAAGCTTCCGCTATTTCAAATAATCTCTTTTGCTGCTCAGGCGAGCCGCCGCCAATCAAGCCACGCAGCCAAGCGCTTCTGTACAACTCGTCTGTAATTTTCTGGGCTAAACCAGCGTCGATTAATTGAGATTGAGTAAATACGCCCTCGATATAGCTTTGTAAAAAAAGCTCATTAAATAGAAACAAATTCATGCCAGGCACTATCACCACAGGTGGTGGCGGTGCGTGCGTCACAGACTCGCCCTCAAGGACATAATTGTCCAGAGTGAGATCGCTATTAGTTGGCTCAAATTCGACAATAGTTGAGCCTATCGGTACTTCTTTTCCTGCTACTGGTGGCTCCTTGCTATCCCAGAGCATTGATGATTTTGTTTCGCCTGGATAGAAAACTAAATATTGCACGGTTCACGCTCCTTAGAAACAGCGATATTTGACGGGAACAGCTGTGGTCGAATAGCTTGTGCCTGTTGAACCAGCTGTAGGCACCACATCATGAGCGGCACCGCCTGAGCCTTTGGCGCCACCTGTCAAAGTGATAGTACCAGCAGTGATACTAGGCGAAGTCAAACAGACAATACCGCCGCCGCCGCCTGGGGCATAGTAACCAGAGTTAACGGCATTGCCGCCCACGCCGCCTTTTGCTTCTATTGTGCCGCTATTGATGATTGATGTTTGCGCTCCAATATCGACAACACCGCCAGAACCGCCAGAACCAGCTACCCCATAAGAATCACTCTGCGCAGTACCTGCGCCACCGTTTGCTTCTATTTTCGCACTAGCGCCAATTGTGACTGTTGAGCCAGAGTACAAGCCAACAGAACCACCGCCAGAGCCACCATTGCCAGGCACAGCAGGGTTACCACAAAAAGTGCCTGCGCCACCGCCAGAGCCAGTTACGCCAGGATAAGGGTAGACCGCTGCGCCACCCTTGCCGCCTGATGCTGAGCTAGCAGCAACGTAGCCGCCATCGCCGCCAGCGCCACCGCAACCAGCGCCACCGGGCACATAATAGGTATTATTAGTATCGCAAGAGCCAGGACTAGGGCCGCCGCCAGTAGCCCGCCATCTAGTAGTCGCTGTGCCGCCTGTGCCGCCTTGAATATCTGCGCTAACTACTAATTTACCTGTGCCCTGAATATCAACAGCGCCAGTGCATAATATTAGTGTGCCGCTCTTAACTGTCCAGGTGCAACCGGTTTGAATGGTTAGGGTCGTTAATCTAAATGTCTTTGATACTGTTTCAGTGGTATTAGTTGAAATGGTTTTAGCACCGTCCGCGCCATCACCATAGAGACTGCCACCACTACTGGGGTTATCCCACTTAATGCCTGTAGCTTGCGTGCTATCAGCAATTGGAATAGTGCCATCAGCGCCAACGGCTAAATACCCAAAGTCACTGCTGCCCGTACCAACCGGTAAAGAGCCTTTCGCAAGAGTGCCGCCTGATTCTTTCAAGCCGCCGCTGCCGTCACCAATGAAGATTTTTCCTACCGCAGAAGACAACGGCAGGGCCTTAGCCGAGATGGTGCCTAATTGATCCCAGACGAGCCCGTTACGAGCGAACAGATAGCCAGCACCAGGAACCATCGGCTGATGGACACCACCCAGTAAATTAAGCTTGCCATCAGCCGATCCTATATTGTGGCGGAGCGTGCGAACGTAGCTAGAGTCAGACTGCGTTAGCAGCAGTAAGCCACCGGCTAGAAAATTTGTGATACCAGCAAAGAGATCAATATTTGTAGTGGTGCTCGATGTCACTAAATGACGAGCACGGTCTACAGTGATCGAGCTAGATGCTACGGTCAAAGTGCTGGCGGGTAGCGAGCCGAGCAATAGATCTATTCTCGCCGTTTCATCACGTAGCCACTCTTCGTAGTAGTCACCAGAAGCTACGTATTTAAAAATGGCAAACTGCTTAAGACTGCTTAGTACAAGCGTCTGGCCGTTTTTGGTGAGGATCTGCCCGGCGCCGCCCGCGCCGTTTAGGATGCTGATCGGACGGGCTGCGTTAAACAGTCGCAGCGCTACTAGCTGGCCGTCGCGTGCCGTGCCGCTTATGTACCCTAAATCATCTGCTCCGCTGCCGCCTTCGGAGTCAACCAGATACGTACTGATATTAGAAACAATAGGAATAACACCAGAGGCGATATTAACCTTGGCACCGTCACCGCTGGCGCCAACTAATTCTTTTATCCAAGACACCAACTGCTCAAAGGCAGTCTGCATCTCGGCTTCTTCGCGCTCGGCCTCGTCACTGAGATAACCGGCTGCAATCGCTGGCGTGCTTGCCATTACTTAAATACCCCGTACATCTGCATTGACTCTACCACCGGTGTAGGTGCCATCAACCTTCCGCATCTTTATCAATGGCCCTGAAACGTCCATGTCTACTACTTCTGGCGTGTGTGCGTCGGGATGGGATTGATCCTGAAGTAGCGACAAATTCACATAATTGATCTCGCTAAATTTATCCGCAGTTACCGGCAGGCGAACACCGGCCGCTGTTGGTATCTCAATCCTAGATAGGATTTCTTGTATATCCGGCGCATCTAAGATCATCTGAACATTAGAGACAACTGAGCGATACTTAGAAGCGTCGCAAATGATCCTAAATTGAACTTTGCCATAGGTGCCGATTAGCCCAGTGTCAGGCATAGGCAACCATGGGCCAGGTGGCGACCAGAATTTATTAGCACCACCAGACCAGAAGCGCTTCGTAGGGCCGAGCGGCGAGCCGTCCCAGAATAAAGACTGCCCAAATTGGCGGTACTCAATTCTATAAGTCTGAGCTTCGATGTCTGCGCGGAGCAGGATTTTAAAAGGCTTCCTGATTAAGCTCGGTGGCGCTGTGTACGACCATTGGATCGTTAAGGGCGAGTAGCTAGCAGCCCAGAATTTACTAGACGGTACGCCTTTCCAAAACTTTGTGGTGAACGGCGAGCTAGACCAGAACTTAGACTCGTCGTTAGCCTTGATCAGTATGCCGTCAATGGCACCACCGGTGATAGTGAGCTGCGACGGTGCAAAGCTCTCTGTGTGTACCATGTTTTTCGGCAGGTAGTCGCCATAATCGAGCACGATAAAAGCCGGGTTAGCTGATTCGTTTCCGGCCACGTCAACGGCTTTACACATGATAGTTTTCAGGCCGTGCGAGAACTGCTTGAAGCTAACAACACTAGCGCCGCTGAGTTGTTGAATGATCGTAGCTGTCGCCCAGTTGGTATTGTGGCCCTCGTGATATTTCCACAAGAGGCCCACGAAGTCTGGCGCTACCGTGACGCCGTGCTGCTCGTCGTAATAGACCCGAGCGTTGCCGTCTTCGTCAATGTAGATGCCCGGCACATCAAGCGGGAGCGTAGTCATGCCGATCACAAAGTAATTGGCTATGGTTTCATTCCAAGCGCTAACCCGGTTGCGTCTATTGCGAGCGCGTACCCTAAAGTCATAATACTGGCCATCTTGCAGGCCGTAGATAGAGAGCGGCCCATTGACTGCTTTATAGGCTTGAATAGGCGACCAGGCACCACCCACGATACGGTGACTGACTTCTATGTCAGTCACATCACTAGCGACGGGCTGCAAGTTAAACACTGCGCGAATACGCAAACCGCCGTCAATATCTCGGTCTAAGACACTCTCGTCGCTTTGCACATTCCAGATGACGGGTACCGCCACAGGTTCTACGCTAGGATGATAGCCTTGAACATAGGCCACAAATGGCGGTACGGGTTCATCAGGTTTATAGATACCAGGCGCATGATCAACGGCTGTGATCTCAGCGGTAAAGCCTTCCTGCCAAGTAACGCTAGTGATTATTACTTCGCGGCTCTCTTCTGGTGTTTCGCCATACATGACGAGATCGCCGACGGCAGGTAGCGGAGAAGTTGCAGCGGGCACAGGCACAGTAAAAGTAAAGCTATTAGTCTTACCGTTTATCAGTGTTTGCACAAGACACAAGAGAGTCGAGCCGTCACTGCGTCTAATGCGAACTTGATAATTTTTGCCAGTCTCTTGCGGCCAGCGCGAGTCAATAGTAAAGCCTGTAATATCTCCGCCACCATTGGTAGAGACAGTTTTTATTCTTGCCGCGCCGAGGCCGGAGCCAATCAGCGGGTTAGATACCCGCACTAGGTCGCCTTGCTGGCAAACAATTGCTTCGTGGTCGGCGTACCATTTGTAGACACGACGCCGAGCGATATCGTCGGCTAATAGCTCGCGGCCGAGCTTCCATGCTTGATCTTTATCTTGAACACCGGGCGCCTCTTTTGTTTCGTGCGTCTGGAAGTTTTCTAGCGTCTTGCCGTCCTTGAACACGAAACGCTCATCAGCCTGGTAGTTGGCTTCTGGATTAACGAAGCGCATCTTTAGGAGGTCTACAGTGGGGCCGTATGTTGCTTTTACAGAGAAGCCCCAGCTATTGCGCTGAGTAAAATGCTGCACGACTTCAGTCTGTGGCTGGTCAATAAATACAGAAAGCTTCCCGTCCTTTGTGACTAAGCGAGCGCGACCAACCACGCAGACTTCTCTAATAGCGGCTAGCGGTGACGTTTCAGTATCGAAGACCTTGCTAAACTTTAGGCCGCGAGTATCGCAGAATGTCCACCACTCAGCGAATTTTTCAAGGTCTATGCGGCTGTCAGGCACAGGGAATTTATTGTGCACGCCTTGCAAGATATCCTGAACGATATCAGCGGGGTTTTCTGTGACCGCCGGGGCATCCCAAGTGGTGCCGTTCCAGTGGCGCAGCAAGCGCTCGTAAGAGACTGTGTACTCACCGAGAGAGCCTTGGATCTGATCGCTCTGTGGTACTTTCAGAATCGAGCGAGCGAAGTTGATTACATTGCCGTTAACGTCTTTAATATCGTTAAAAGCGTTGGTGAAGTCGTCCTTAACCTGCACCTTAATCAGAGTTACAGAGTCTTGTGTGTCTTGGCCGCCGTAGGGCGTGTACCTCAGAATCTTGACGGTGTAGACGCCTCGCGGAACGTCAAAATACATACCTCTGCGGAAAGCGTTAGTTTGAAGCTCGTTAAAGGTTGCAGAAGTGCCCAGGACGTAATCATCATCGTCGGTGCTTGCTACTGGTCGATAGTAAGCCGCGAGGCTTACGCTAGCTGCTACCCGCGACGGTCTTTGTATGCCACCTTCGGAGACAACGACGTTTTGATAGAGGCCACCGTCAAATTGAATAACTAGGCCGATTCTAACGCCTTCTTGATCCGTGTTAACTGTGTTATCGACACCGGGCAAAAGGTTTAAATTCGGGTAGCTCTCACTCGCATCCTTCGTGAGCAAAGTAAAGGGAGTCTCACCCGGTATGCCCGTATGCAATTCGTAGGTGGCGTTGACTTCCGACAACGGGCGATCTGATAGCTTCTGCTCTGTGACATTTAACGGCCCGTAGCCTAGTTCGAAGGCAATGGTCGCGTACTGAATATTGCCCTGAATTTCAGACTGCTCGTCTGCTGCAATCGGTGGGGCGAAGCGGCCCCGGCCGTAGGCGTTGGGTATCCTCTGATATTGCGCTTTTTTGTTAGTGGTACCAGTGATGATACCGAGTAAGGGCTGAGTATTTACGGCGTCGAGCGACTGCACAGAACTATCAGTATCTGCCGAGGTAGCAATTGAGCTAGAAAGATCGTCGGCTCTATTGCCGTCTTTTGAGCGGCCGAAGTATCCCAGTAAAAGCGAAGCACCAAGGCCAAGGGCGCCTATTCCCATCCCTACCGCTGGCGCCCACGGTGTACCCTGTGATGGCCGGGCCGCATAACCGCCACCGCCAGATCCACCACCACCACCGCCGCCCTGCTTACCGCCGCCGCCTTGCACAGACCATCTCTGCCCAGAAGTCGAATACCCCGGAAAGTTGCCCGGCACTAAGCGAAGTGTTAGCAGATCGCCCGCTCTCAAGGGGTAATCCTGATTGCTGGCTTCCATGCCGTTTACGAAGTAGTAAATATCTTCTAGTGACGTGGCACCGCATTTGATGGCGGCTTGTAAAATTGTGGTGCCTTCGGCTACTTCAATTATTTGGCGGCGATCAGTTAGTAGGTTGAGACACGCTACTACTTTCGCGGTATTTGGTGGAGTGTCTAAAGTAGCCATAAAGGCGGCGCACCCAAGAGTCGTTGAGTCTTTCTACTACTGCACCGGTCGCGGGCGTGGTGTGTAAAAAGCGCTGAGAGTCAATCACTATGCCAACATGAGAAGGCATTTTGTCTCTTAAGATTAGGATAAGATCGCCCTCTTGCGGCTGCTCTACTTTGTGCCAGTCCTTATGAAAAGCCTCATACTGTGCCAGGAAGCGCTCAAAGTCTGCCGGTGAATGTTCGCTTTTTGGATAGCGTAAGCTTGGTATCTCGATGCTAAATTGCTCTTTGAGCACCACTCGCACAAGCTGAAAGCAATCAGCGCCGTTCTCTGGTGGCTCGCTTATGTCGGCGTAAGGTATGCCTACGTAGTGACTCGCCCAGCTCATTTTTTAGCCCCGAAGGTTGCGGGGTGAGAGAACGGCGTTAGAGCGTCCTTCGGCCAAGTAGCATCTAGCCCCGGCTCTTGTAGGCAATTCCAAACGGCTGTTACTTTGTCACAAGCAAGCTCGGGCGCGGAGAATCTATTAGGCCCGTATTCGATGAAGTCTGGATCGCTCTTCTTTATGATCGACATGTGTACTTCAAATTTTTCTTGAGTGTCTAGCGGGAACGTGAGCAGGCTTAAGAGTAGATCGGCGTTGTCTACTGTTAGCACCACCTGTGGTAGCGAGTCGTTTAGCTCGCTCGGCAGATCCATTTCGAACCATCGCGCCTCGTAAGTTTCACCGTTCGACACTATGCTGTCGCCCTGTTTGTTATGAAAGCGCAGCGGCTCGATTAAGCCTGAGTGCGTGATAGTAACCAAGCTAACGAAGATCTCGGTCGATTGAGCGAGATAGCAAGCCCTTAAGAAGTCAGCCGAAAAGCCGTCACGCATTACGGTACCTCTTGCAAGGTTATTGGAAATTGGAAGCTATGCGGCCCTATCTGTGTCGCACTGCCATAATTGACGAGCTTAAAGAGCGTCTCTGCTAGCGTGATCGGGTGGACGTATAAGAACGACGTGACGCCGAAGTCAATATCATCTCTCAGAAAATCGTTAAAGATAATAAGCTGATCGCGAGTTACTATCATGTTTCCGTTGATGGTGTAATAAAAAACATCATCAAGCAGAGCCACCTTTGGGTTGCCTGTGCCCATCGGCGTTATATTCAAATTGCTATTAGGCTGGGCGTCGAACCCGGCTTGTATCTTCGGCAAAGTAGGCGGCCAAGCGACATCAGGCATAGTTAACCACTCATTGCAGATCGCGGTCTGACACCATAGCGAGACTCTAAAGCCGCTTGGCTCCGGGGGTCTGCCATGATGGCGGTCTTCAGTAAAGTTATAACCTCTTTACCGTTTTGATTAGACACGTGAACATCGGAAGCCGGTAGAGCGTTATTGTTAATGATGACAGCCGGGCCGTTTCCGGCGCCTTTTAATTTGTCGAACGGGATCACATTGCCCGCTTTTTCTGGCATGAATAACTCGTCGCCTCGCTCGGCTACTGAGTAAAGACGACCAGCATTGACACGGCCGCCTAGTGCTCGCCCGCCTGAGTATAAGCTGGCAAAGTATGATCCGCCAATCCCCGCCAGCTCAGCAAATTGGCCCAGCCTTCCTTTTGCGTATTCGCGGAAGCCGTCAATCGTCCCTAGCTCTGGGTGAGAGGTGCCACCAGTTAATTTCTTGTAGTAGTTAACGGCGTCCATCTGTTCATTTTTTGTATCATAGACGTTAGGTACTCTAGCGCTAGGTGGTAAGCTGCCGCCGTTCATGCGGATTAGCTGATCGATCTGATCTTTGCTGTAGCCTTGGCTCTTCCAATAAGGCACCATGCCCGGTGCCAATTTATCATCATAGCTAGGCGATGCTATGCTGCCTCTCTTGCCGAGCGTTGGCCCCTGGAAGTCATACTGACTAACGCTAGGTTTGCCGCCGATAAAGTTACCGCCGCCGAAGGATAAATTAGAGTTGTGAAACTTATCCCATTGCCCTTGTGCACCACCGCTCCAATCGTAGCCGCCGCCCTGTTCGTAGTGGCTACCCCACGCGCCAGGGTTCCAGATGCCGCCGCTACCGTAAGCAATGCTATCGGTATTATTGGCCGAGATGCCCATTGTTTTGTAAGAGCTGTGTCCTAGCCAGGTGAAAGGATCACTGGGGCTGCCTGCGGTTGAGGCTGCCGCTGCACGATTAAAGAGATAATCTTCACGGTCAAAAGCTTTCACGATATCGGCCGAAGCAGCGCCGCCCTTAGCAATAAACTGGCGTATGTTTCCGCCTTGCTGATTGCCTGCACCTGCTCCAGCGCGATCCATATTAACCGCGCCAATCCCGTGTCTAGCAATGTCTTCGTCTTTGATTGCGCGATACGAGTTGAGGTAATCCTGCGCACTGATGCCGCCCATATTTTCGCCGCGCTGAGCTTTTGCTATTCGCTCTTGTGCATCGAGCATTGACGATTTATCAATAATCTGCCGAAGCTCTTGGCCTCTGACACCGTTGCGCCAATCTTCTGCCTCGCGTGCGCGAAGGTCGTTGATCTGCATTTGTACGGCTTGGTTTTCGGAGTAATTGTAGCCACGATCACCAGGGCTTTTTAGCTGAGCCATAAGCAGGCCGATCTTATCGTTAGCGAACTCAGTATCGCCGTACAAAGAGCTTGTTTCTTGGGCGTTTGAGACGTAACCGCCGCCGCCGCCTGCTGATATTATCTCTGGACCAAATAGACCGGCTAGAAACGCACCAGGGCCGCCGAAGCCGTTAGGCCAAACAAGCTCGGGGCCGCCGCCGTCACCTACCATGATCGCGCTGCGGTCTTCACCCCATGAGCCGCCAGTAGCGAAGCCAAGAAACTTTTTGACCGCTCCCCAGATGCCACCAGTAGCAGCAGCGCCGACGGCCCCGGCTGCACCAGAAGCTACAGGCGCTGCGGTAGCTGTTCCAAATAGCCCGCCCGCCCAATTGCTAAACATCTTTTCTAGCGGCTCTAGCAGCAGTTTCTTGGCCGCGAGTGTCGCTATCTCTTTGCCGAGATTCTTCATTATGTCTGTGGCTTTGCTGCCGCCAGAAATAAAGCTGTTGAAGGCATTACCGAAAGCTGAGCTTAACTGACTGCCTATGCCAGCGGTCTTCGACGCTGAGGTATTGAGGCCGTCTACTGCGTCCTGGTACTCTTTCGCGTTGATGGTGCCATTAGCTAGAGCTTCCGCAAGCTTTTTAGTTTTTGCTACGTCGCTATCTTTAGAAGAAACAATATCTTTGATGATCTTCTTTTGCGCTTCGTACTGTTTATTTAGTGAACGAGTCGCAGCGTCGGCCGCCTTAATCCTTGCTACAGCGTCGTCTTTTTCTTCTTGCGTTAGCCGGATATTCTCACGGATCTTTTTCTCGTCTTTTAGAAGCTGGTTGATATCCTCTTGGCCTTTTACTTTATCCTCTGCTACCGATCGCTGCTTCTCGTACTCGTCGGTTATCTCTTGTAAGGTCTTGAGGGCTTCTTGGTGCTTCTCTTCTATTGCTTGCTGCGCTTGTTCTTTCGCAGCGTCGCGGATCTGCTGCTGCAATGCGAGATTCTCTTGCTCGTGGCCCTTGGTCAGCTTCTTTAGGTTTTCTTCAGCCTGCCAGATAGGGATCATCGAGTCTTCAATAGTCTTCCTTGCCTTAGCAGTGGCGAGCTGTTCCCGCATGGTGTCTAGCTCGGCCTTAAGTGACTCGCCTTGCTTTTTAACTTCGTTGCGAGCTTCGTCTGCCTGCATTTGTTTATAAGCGGCGCCGATCTGATTGATCGCGGCGAGGCGCTCTTTTAGTGGCACATTAGTCTTACTGCTGATTTGCCGCTCGATTTCGATCCGCTCGTTTAGCTGTTGTTGCTTCTTGTCGATTTCCGCTATCTGCTGCGCTTTCAGCTCGTAGGATCTGACAATATCATTTACTGATTTACGCTCTCTGTCTTGCTCTTTTGCTGCCTTCTCCGCAGCCTTCTCTCGTGCTTTATCGGCCTTAGTGCTGCCCGTATCTTCCTCGCCTTGCGGGCGAGGTTTCGATTTCGACGCTAAAGCATCAAGCTCAAGCATTCGTTTTTTCGCTTCTTCAAAAGTCTTTTCGACACCCTTGAAGTAGTTAGGGATCAAGCCAGAATCAAACGCCGCTTTAGACTCTTTGTGAAACTTCTGGAAGTAGCCGCCTGCCCAGTTAAGGGCGTCTCCCACTTTTTTTATACCAGGCTCAAAGATGGCAAATACTGGCGCGACTTTCTCGCCCAGTAGCTGAGCACCATAGATCGCCATGTTTGTGTACATCATCAAAGACTTACCAGTCTCGATTAACACGAGGCCAAAAGTCTGCATATCTTTGCCCATTTTTGTAGTGGGATCAGACAGCTCTTTAACACCAACGGCCGCTTTTTCCATGACGATGATCAGGGCTTCAACACCAGTCCGCAGCCCTTGGGAGCCGCCGATAGATTGCCACACGTCGCCGATCCGCACGTTGAGCGCTTCTAAGGCACCGCCGAAAGTATTACGCGCAGCCGCAGCAGAGCCGCCAAACTCTTCGCCAAGCTCTCTAAGAATGATCTTCTGGGCCTCGGCTACGTGACCGGTTTCCGCTAGCTTCTTAATTACTTCTTTTTGTGATTCAGTGAAAGACACGCCGATTTTCTGTAGAGCGGTGACGCCTTTGACCGGATCGTTTAAAGCTTTACCGACCTGCACGGCCGAGGTCTGCAAGTCTTGCCCCATCTTCGCCGACAGGTCTACGATAGCCTGCGTAGCGGCCGGGAATACTTCTTTGTGTATCTTGGTGAAAGTGAGCAGCACCCCTTCCATAGATACTACGGCGTCATCATCTACGCTCGTCATTTTCTTTATCGAGTCAGCCAGGCTAACCACTTGTTGCTCAGTGACACCAGCGGCGCCACCAGTGGAATTAAGACTGGCCCGTACTTGAGCCAGTCCTTTCTCTGATTCATCAATTTGGCTTGAAAGCTCTTTCAGCCCCGAGATCGCGGCAGTGACAACCAAACCAGCAGTAACCGCATTGCCGAAACCCTTAAAGGCCGCCGCCCCCTTTTCCATGGAGGCGGAGATCTTTTTCATCTCTTTTTCGCTTGTGTCAGACGCTTTTTTAAAGTCGTCCATGAACTTAGCAACGTTCGTTACTAGATCAAATTCTACAGAAGCGACTTTTACAGCCATTTGGTATCTTCCTCTAATTTCACGCCTAGCCAGCCTGCGAAGGCGGTAGCTATTCGTGCTTGCTCTCTTCTTTGGTACTCTTCGGTCTGTCTTTCTAAATACGCTTCGTAAAGCTCCCAAGGAGTCGGCAAGATTTCGGAGGCTTTCAGGTCTGGTAGCTTTGGATGCAGTCTCCGCACTTCTTGGATCAAAGCTTTGAAGCGCTGATCCATTCGATGATCACCGGTTGGCTCACCCGCGAAAAATGCACGCCAAACCTCAACCTCGTCCGGCGTGCACCTAGCCTCTAGCTCTCTTGTGCTGGCGCATCCGAGGGCGAGCATAACTCGGTAGAGTTCTCTAACTTCGCCGTCAATGCTTGCTGCTTTTTTCGCTCTTCAACTTCCGCTAAATGCTGGTCGCGCTTTATTATTTGCTCTTGCGACAAAGGCGAAACCAAGAACACGCACTGAACAATTTCCGCATACACATCTACGGGCCACTTTAGAATAGTTTGATAGACCTCATCGAGCGTCTTCCCGGCGAATACTAGATCGTCGTTTTCGTCTGCTAGTGTTTCTTTCAAGTAAGCACAATCAGGCGCCTTAAACGAGTCCTGCATAACTCTTATGACTTCCAGCCGCGCTAGATCTTCGTCGCCTTCTTCCTCTTCTTTACCGTCTTCCGCTGGCTGCTTCGCTGGGATGTCTTTTTTCACAGAGTTGTATTTTTCTGCGATGGCATCACGTGCCCTATATTGAGCCTCAAGGTCTAGTGGTCTGACTTTTATCTGCGTGCCTGGTCTAGTGATTAAGTCAAAGGTTTGAGTGTCTTTTGCTTTATCAATAGCTAGTGTTTTTAGGTCTAATAACATGGTGCTCTATGTTCCTTTTTGAAAAGTGACCGGGGGATTAGCCCGGCCACCACTTGTAGTATCTACTTGTGATTCCAGCCTACGCAGCTACTGGTCTAGTGATTGAGCCGGATAGGGTTAGAGTGACTTGCAGAGCCAGCTTGCCCTCAAGGTCAAACGGTTGACCCAGAGCTGAGCTGTAAGCCTCAAATACAATTTCAGGGCTACCAGCGACCGGCAGAACTACCTTAAACTTACGCAGAAAATCAGTATCGTAATCTGACAATAGTTTTTGGTGCGTGGCATCAGCTGGCACGTACTGCAAAGTCATATTAGAAGAGCCTGGATCTTTCCAGCCAGGAATCTTCTCTTTGAAGCCGTTAGGGCTATCAAACTGTGTCGCGTCCATCATGTCTTTTGATTCATTCAAACCAAAGTTAGTGACTTCTGCGATCTTCACCGGGTTAGCCCCGGCGTCATCAAACATATAGAGCAAGGTACCTTGTACCTTTACCGCTCTTGTTTTGGTTCCGCTCATTTAGAGTACCTCTTATAAAACAGTGTTTAAAAGGTGCTCTCGGTCCACTAAAGGCGCGGTTATCGGTTGCTAGGCAGTCTCACTACGCCAACAAAGACGAGGGCATTAGAAACCGTGAATTTGATCTTATTGCTTGCGTCTTTCCATCCGTGAGGCGGGAAAGGTCCAAAGCGGGCAATGCCATCAATGGCGATACTGTAGGTAGCAATATCCTTGGTGCGTCCAAGGCTGTCAGCTACTGAGCTGATCGTTACTGTGTAGGCGCTACCGCCGGTGTTATTTAAGATAATTTCTTCGTCGCCGGAGGAGACAAAATCATTACCGTTTACCGCATCACCGGCCACCATTGTTACAGTGGCGGCACCGGGGGCAATTGTTGAATAAACGCTTGGGGCTTGTTGCACTGTTAGCGTAGTAGGCACCGCCCAAGCGGGCAGCGTCCCAAATAACGGCAAGAACGCAGCAACAAGAAGCGCTAGGGCTCTATTTCGCATCGTGTATGATCTCCAAGGAAGTTACAGGTTACGCTTTACTATGCGCCTGTTTTTATCTTCTCAAGCTCCTCATCCGTGTAAACGCCCGCCCAGTGCGTATAATCGGCTATGATTTGTTCGGCATACTTTCTAGCAGTTCGCTGCATAACGTGCATTGCCTTTAGCTTGTTACCCTTCTTAGTGCCCCGCTCCAAGAACATCATGTAAAAGGCTGATCGGTAAACACGCCTTTTCTTTCTCTGTTTACTTGTCAGACCGGAGTAGCTAACAGGGCCAATAGAGACATATATTGCTCCTTTCTTCGTGTAAGTATTGGAGCCAAATGACTTTACTAAGTTGCCGGTATCGAGTAGACCAGATGCTAATACCGCATCTTGCATGAAACCAATCACCGGTTTAGCAGCTTTTGCGCCTGCCTTTCGGATCACTTTGTTGCGGATCTTCTTTGGCATCGTCCGTAGTGCTTTACCTACGGATTCTAAGCCCTTGATTTTCACATTGAGAATCACAAGGCATCTTCCCAAAGGCCAAATTCTATTTCAATCTCCCAGCCGCGAATCTCTAAAGAGTTTTCTACAAAACTTACGCTACTGCCGCCGCGCCAAGTTGAGCTAAGAATAACCAAAGTGCCTTGGCCGTCGAGCACCACTTTCTTACCGCCGTTGCTCAGGTCTTCGCCGTCAAAGATAAGCGCATCTTTTACTATCCGGCGAAGGGTTTTAACTTCGTCATAGTCTTTTGAGTAGCAATCAAAGCGCCAATTCTGATCTACTGTGCCGTCTGAGCCATCAAGCGTCTGCCCTGGTTGATCTTGTATGCACCACACGCAGATCGCCGGGTACTCGATGTTTTCCGGCAAGTCTTGAGTGAAGATCGAGGCGTGCATAGCGTCGAAGCGTGGATCGGCCATGATCAATTGCTGAAAAGCCATCTCGGGATCGATCATGCTGGCCCTCTCACGTTTGAAGCCTTGCAATAAATAACTAGCGCTTCCTTATATCCGACTTCAGCGATATGCACGATATCAAAGGTGGTGCCTTCGCACTTGACCTTCGCGTCGTTCGTAATGTCGTTTCTAAAGTGCACAGTGAAAGAACAATCTGAGAATAGTTGCTCTTTGTCCGCCAGGTAGCGCGTCTCTTGCTTCGCTACTTTCTTAGCGGCCCACATCTTAATTGGCAGACCAGGCGACAATACAGGAGCGCCCGCCCTGCCTTTGGTTACAGCCTGCGGGATAACTTCGATCACTCTATCCATTTTGCCAATGGCTACCATGTCCACTCCTTGCCCTTACTGAGCATTGAGCGGATATTCATAAAGCCGGGCAGCTCTGATAATTGCTGCTCCGTAAGAGTTTCACGATAGCGCCAAAAGGTTGACGCGATCATCTTTATTCCAAGCTTGACTCGCTCCGATACGACCGGGCAATAGGTTTTGTAAGTGATCTCTACACCAGTCGCACCACTGGGCCAAGTCTTGTTATTTGCAAGCCCTAAATATGTGCGATAGTCTTTTATTACACAATAAACACTCTCATCGAGCGTCTGGCGCACCAAGTCTAGGTCTAAATAAGTTACGTCAACTATCTCTTTAAAAACCGGCCGGGGAAGCTCGATGGGCTCACGGTGCTGGCAATAATAAGCAGGGAAGGCAGATAGTTCTAGTAGATAGGTGGTATCAATGATGGTGCTACCGCGCATGTCTTCCGCCACTTCAATAGCGCCAAGCAGGTAGCCGGTTAAAACGTCGTTTTCTTCGTCCGTTAATATGCGTAGCTGCTTCTTTAGATCGTTAACGCTTACCGGCCAAGTTTCTATACCGCCTTGCTCTGTTTTTGTCAAACCTACTACAGCCATATCTACTCCTTTTACCGGCTAAGCAAGGGGGCCGAGAGCACCCCGCGACCCCTTGCGAAGCTGGTCACTGCATCCTAAGCGAACGCAGAAACGTGCGGGGTCTTGTTATTTTTAGGATTGGTCAAAATACCAAGAACGCAACCGACTACAGGGCTGTCTACTACCTCTACACCCTTTACTCTCACAAAGGGCTTACCATCAGGCAGAGCGCGGCCATCTACGTCAATAACATAGAGAGCTTTAGCACCGGCTGTGGTGGTGAAACCAGCGGCAGAAACATCAGTTTGCCCTACCCAAGTGTCTGCGGTGTCTGCGCCAGGAGCTTGCCGATCCATTTTGAAAGCAATGGCTTCTGGGTTGGCACCAGCCGCACTTGAGCAAGCCTCTACTGTGATCAAAGTTGTTCCGGTGGCGCCTGCGCCAGTCGGGATCAAGAAGTGACCATCGCAGAAGTCTTTTAGCTGCATACAAGCGCTGGTTACAGTGCCTGCAAACGCATCAGCGTTAGGCACAAGCAAGATCGCGGCGTGCATGTGCGCTATAAGTTGTTGAATTAAACTCATTGAAAAATTCTCCTTAGAATTTCAAGGAAAGCGGGCCAGCCGAAACCAGCCCGCCGCCTAGTTAGTCAGCCTATGCTCTAGTCGCTAGAGTCACGAACGGTGATTGAGTCAGAGAGCCTTTTGCAGGGGTCAGAACAGAGTTAGGGATAGGTCCACCGCCTATGCGTTGGATCACTCTGAACGCTGTTTCGCCGTACAAGAAGCGCACGTGAGTTGATTGAGTCTCGCGGGCCTCACCCTTCTTCAGTAGCGCGTAGGCGCTCATGTTTGCGAAGATGACATCACCCTTGGTGCCCAATGCTTCACATGCCTCGATTGGCACAATCGGACGACCGAAGAGCAAGCCGTAAGGCGCATCATGCACGCCATTTGGTGGCAAGAATACGGTCTGGCCGGAGCTAGAGCCGGTCGCGATCACCATTGAGATGATCTCCGGCCATACTTCGGCGTTGATGTACCACTTAGCACCAGGCAACAAAGAAGCAGGCATAGAAGAGAAGATATCTAGCGCATTGCCGTACACAAAAGTGTTGGCGGCTTGACCAGCTCTCTTCGCTACGGTCTTCAATGCTGGGCTATTCATGATGCCGCTCAGCTTCTTGGCGCCGTCGCCGTTATAGACAGCCTTGCCGACTTCGTAACGGATAGCCGATCTAAAGCCGTCGAGCATGACAGTACTTAGAGCGCTGGCATCCTCTAATAGCTCTTCGGTGGCATAGCCGATAGCGCCGATTTTCTGTAGCGGGATTTCGATCTTACGCAGACCTGGTTTAGTGGGGCTAACAGTGTCAGCCTCGTTCATCCAGTAAGCCATAACACCGCCAAGGCGGTAGTTATCAGCACGGCTAGCATCATTCAAAGCCCAAGCCTCAAACATTGTCGAGTTGGAGCTAAGATTGATTACCTTACAGTCATCTGCGAGAGTCGGTGAGTCGTCGTTATTCGACTTCATGATCTCGGCTTGCTTATCTGACTCAAGCAAGTAGCCGCCGTCTTTATCGTTCATCTCGGCCAAGCCAGTAGGCGCACGTTTAGCGACTTCCTTAAGCATGTTCTGAGCTTTCGAACGTTGATCGACTTGGCTATTAGGATCTTGTGCTTCCTTGATGGCGATCAGTTGATGGCCTAGTGTGCGGAACACTGGCGAAGTCTTATCCTGAACAACATCAACTCTAAGAGTTGTTTTGTCTTCGGTCTTGTCGTCGCCTTCTTCTTCCGATCTAGTCTCAGTGCCCATATTTTTAAGTGACCGCTCTAAAACTGCGATATCACCATCAAGCTTCTCGATCTCGTCGTTGATCTGGGTGACAGTTTTTAGCTCTTCTTCAGTCGAAGTAGCCTCTGCACCACGGGCGGCGATACCATCAAGAATAGTTTTCAAACGCTTACGCGCATCTGCGCGGCGCTGTTTCATCTCTGCTAATTTCATGTAGCGAATACCTCTAAATTTCGCTTGCTGCACGCACAAAAGCGCACGAAAACAAGCCGCATGTAATACGGTCGTCATCCACTTAAAGGCATCCGCCTAAGCTTTGAACTTGCCTTACCGGTCTTCGCCGGTGGTGGCATTAATTTGTATAGCTATCGTATGTGCGTTATAGGGCTTTATAGAAGCGCTGTCTTAGCTCTGTTACCGTAAGGCCCTTGTGTTGCGGCTCTTCGGGTGCTTTTTCTTCCAAGATTGCTAGCTTTTCTAGTCTCGCTCTAAAGTCTTTTAACGTCGCTAAGCCGGTTTTATCCATGCTGAAGTTGTTCTCTGCGCGAACGAGCAGGCCCATAATCTCGTTTACGGTGTGCTCGTCCATACCAGGCATTGATCGCAAGCCTACTTCTGTCGCGGCGTAAGCTGGATATGTCACTGGTGAAACATCAAATAGCCTTTGTACTCGCGTCACTGTGCGAATAAGCAGACGGTCTTTATCTTCGTCCCACTGTTCGCCATCAGGCGCGATAGTGAAAGCAAAAGACATCTTTGAGATCCGCTTACTCTCAAGGTGCGCAATCATATTGGTGCTATCAGTGGTATCACCTAATAGATCGGTTTCTTGGTAAAGCCCCTGCTTATCCTCTTCTAGCCGCACCGATCCGTTTGTAGTTACCCCTAAGACTCTACTCTCTTCGTGATTGAAGAGTGAGTAGCACTCTAGCTCGGGATCGACTAAGGCATCAGCGAAGCAGCCGGGCGCCATGATTTCAAAAAACCAACCGAGGTTACAAGATCTCTGATTGAATACGGCGGCGTGGCCTGCCATGATCTTACTTTTGTCGCCCTTACCGGCTCTAAGCTCTAAATCTGGTGACCTGTGCAGGCTGCGAGTAACTCTCATTGTCTATTTACCTCATTTAAAATTAGCTCTAGCAGCACGTCGCTACCTTCTTTTGGAACTTGATAAACCGCCGAGTCATCACAGAGATCCTCAAAGACTTCTTCTATATTTGCCGCTCGATTCAGAGTGTTAGCCGCTTCGTCGGCATCAATCACCACGCCGAAACCAGCCATAGCTCTCTTAAATGGCGGCCAGACTATATTGTGGACGTAGTTTTTATGCTCTTCTCTGAACTTCGAGCGCTGCTCGTCTGTCGTCAACCGCGCTAGCCCTTTCTCTAGCCTGCGCTCGGCCCGCTCAAAAGCATCCGTGATAGCGTCCACTAAAGCCAGCTCTGCTAGATTTAGGCTCTTTTTATCCTTCGTTTTTTTAGGCTTTTCGTCCACTTTTTGCGGATCTTTGGGCGTTTTTTCATCTTTTTTGCCACTTTCGCCGGTATTTTCCCCGTTTTTCATGCCACCATCAGCAGTTATACTCGCGTTAGGTGGTGGGCGCAGCTCGTCGCCGCCCTCAATCGGGTTCATATCCTCAAGGGCTCTGACTTCGTTAGGCGTCAAGATACCTTTATCTACGCCGATACCGTAAGTGGTCCAGCGGTCTACAGCAACACCACGAAGCAGAGCCTGTAGGCGCAGCTTGTAGTAATAGCCCTTCTTGCGCTGGTAAGGTGTCAGCAACCACGCATTTAAGGCGCTTTCTAGGCGCACTGCCCAAGTCATTAGAGTGTTTTGTACGAAGTCCGTTGACTGCTGCTCGATGTTTGTAAATGCAGACTTCTCTAAGTTGCCGACCATATGTAGTGGCACTCTAAATAACTTACAGATCTGCCGCTCCTGATAATTGAACGTCTCGATCATCTGAGCATCAGCAGGCGAAAGCGAGAGCGGCTTATACTTCGCGCCAAATGGCAGCACAATAGTCTTACCAGCGTTAGCCGGTCCGCCGTAGCTCTCCTTAAACTCTTTCTTGATCTTTTTCATCTCGTGACCTTCTAGGTCAGCATCTGTCTCTAAGATGCCGCGAGATATAACACCATTGGCATAAAGCGCCTCTGAGTAGTCTTCTTGTGATTGAGCGATCCTGAGAGTGCGAGCGTGATCCCTGAGTACACTATTGCCGCGCAAGCCATCAGTAGAGAAGGCTTTGCAGTGCACAAGATCTTCGCCTAGCGTCAATATACCGTGCCCGCCGTTAATGGTCTGGGCCGAGTACCTCGGCATAATCTGGCCTGCTGGCCGAGTCACGTCTACTAACTCAGAAGGTAAAAACACAAGGCGCACCGGCGTGCCGTCATTGTCTCGCGGCGTCCACATAAAGCCATCACCACTCAAAATCAAGGAGATCATTGTCGTCTCCATGAAGTCCGTGGCTGTGCTCCATTCGTTCGGGCTATACCTAACCAGGTCATGCTCGTTTAGCGCGTCTGCTGCCTGCTTGCGTCCGTCTCGCGTTTCTCTCATTAGCACCATAGGCAGTACTGAGATAGTCTCGGCAATAATCCTTGTGCAAGCATACGCAGTTGCAATTCTTAGTGCTGTCTTTTCGCTTACGCCTCTTCTGTGCGCATCTTCCCAGCCGGGAGCATCATCGAGCCCAAAGCTATCGCGGGAACGCCTACGCCAGCGGTTCATCGCGTGCTTAGCTTTCTCTACAAAATTCATATACTTGTCACCCTTAGTGGTGCCCTCGGTGGCGGTGCATCGATAAATAATTTCATGGCATTCATGGTGGCCGATAACCCATCAATCTTACCTTTGGAGTGTTTCTTGCTTAACGTCTCCGTCTTGTTCGTATCGCTTATAACCCGCACGTTACGTAGGTTTTCAGTCAAAATAGGGTTGCCGTTATGCTCGATATCTGCATTTTTTACAATCTCTTTAAAGCGCTTGGTCGGCACGCCCAGCACTCTCGGAAACTGCCTAACGGCTGTCATAACTATCTTGTCTTTCTTAGCTAGATTCTTCGTGATCTCGTCTGCGTGCCACGGGTCGTAGCCGATACCTTCTAGCTTTACCATCCTTTTGATCTTGCTGATATCCTTCCTGATCAGCTCGTAGTCTTGCACCACTTCGCCGCTCTCCCTGAGCCACTTCTCTTTGACCCAAGTGGCTTGATCAATGTCTTCTTTTTCCGTCAACTTGATAGCGTCTTTGTTCGACCAATAGAACACTAAGAGCTTAAAAGTCGGGTGCATTTTCGTTTGCCACCGGCCTTCGTCATCCTTGTATTTCACCGGTGCCCACTTCACGAAAAGCAGTGATAGCGCCGTCATGTCTGAGCTATGGCCTAAGTCGAGGCCGCCATAACAGAGTTGCCCGCGCAGACTTTTTAGATCAAAGGTACTCTTCAGCGTTAACCACTTCTTCATGTCCAAATATTCAGAAGCTAGGCTTTGCACTATGTTTAGGTTGTATTGCAAGAACTCCGCCCGGTCCTTCGGCGTGTCCTTCATATCGAGCCATAGCTGGTTGAAGTCTTTTAGAGAGATGTTATAACCTATGCCGGGATTGGCTTTCATCCACGTTTTAGGATCGCCGGGGTCGTCATCTTCACCGGCACGATAAATGATCGGAAGATAGCGCAGGTTCAATTCTGGGTTAGCCAGAATCTTTTCGGCTCTAGTTAACTCTGCTATCCAAGGCACATCTTTCTGGCTTATGTCCTGCTTGCCAGCGGTGCCTATTAGTATCGTCAATGGTGACCGTCTAGCGACCCGGCCGGTACGCATCACGTTTAAAAGTGTGTTGTCCTTCTGATCTTGCAACTCGTCGATAATCAGAACGCTCGGGCCTTTACCCGTCTTCCCTATCTTCCCTGACGCGCTGATAAACCTGATCCTAGTGCCGGTCTTAACGTGCTCAATCTCTTCTGCCGCGACATGGTAGATCAATTGAAGCTCAGGGCCGCAGCAACTCGCGCCGCGAATATGGCAGCACCACAAGCGGCAGCCGTGCCGCAGAAGCCAGCAGATGAGCAGAAAAAGAAACTCCAAC